CGTCATTGCCAGCGCCGTTATCGGTAATGATGTACATCGTGCCAGCGGCCACAGAAGAAGCTGCGGGCAATGAAGCTGTAACGGTTACTGGGGGAACAAAGCCATTGGTCGAGATGACTGGGCCGGTAAAAGTGGTATTAGCCATTTTAAATCCTCACATGCAAGTGGGGCGTATCTGTCTGCATGTCGTCAGCCGGGACTGTCAGATACACCGGAAACCCCGGAATGATGTCAATATACAGTAAAAAGAAAAGGGGCGCAAGGCCCCTTTTCTCTGGTTTTATCAGGTTGAACCTGAAGTACCCCACATACCCAGAGGATCGCTCCAGCCGAAGCTGTAACGCTCACGGGCCTTGTACCGCACGTTGCCGGTATCGAAGTCGCCGTCCATGCCGGTGGTCATGGCAGCACGTGTGAAGTGCTTCATGCCGTTGGGCACGTCGGTCTTGATGAACCAAGCGTTCGGGTCGGTCAAGAAGTGGTTAACGGTGTAACCCTCAGGAACAGCGCCCATAGCCTTGATGGCGTTCAGGTCGTTGTCGGCAGTAGCCACGCGGAGGTCGGTGTCAAGAATACGCTTGGCAACGAACATCAACGCTGGGGGAACAACCAGCTTACGAGGCTTAGCAGCGATCAACAGACCACGCTCATCCGTCCAAGCAGCGATTTGAATGATTGCGGCTTCCAAAGAAGTTTCGTTCAAATCCACTTGAGCAGCGGGAGTGTTGCTGTTAGTGCCGCCACCAACCAAGGGGTGAGCCGTGCTGAACAAAGCAACGTTATCGCCACCCTTATAAGAGGCAGAGAAACCGTTGTTCAAAACAGCAGCAGCTTTAACCTGCTTGGTGTAAGCCATTGCACGAGCCAAAGCCTTGGTGTAACGAGCAGACAAGCTGTCGTACAAGTTATCTTCAACCGCTTCTTCAGTGATTGAGAAACCCATAGCAATGGTTTCGTGGTTATAGCGAGTAGTCCAAGCCTCTTGTGCATTGTCATAAGCAATGGCAGCGCCTTCAGCTTTCACTGGGGCGGCACCGAAGCCAGACAGCTTGGTTTCCTCTTCAAATGAGCGCTCAGAAGTCTCGCTTTCGTAGATTTCTTTGTGCTCTTCGCCGTACTTTTGATACTCCAGACCGAACAATGCGTTCAAGCCGGGGAGCAGCTCTTTAAGTAGTTGACTGCGTGAAATAGCCATTTTTATTTACTCCTTACAGACCAACGTTATTCAAATATGAATGAGCGCTGGGGTTGAACTTAACCAACACGTCTGTGTAAGAGTCGCCGGGTGTAGAGGCGAAACCGACAATACGGAAGGCAGCAGCAGTCGCTTGAACGGTCGCATCCAAAGCTGAAGTAGAGTTACCCGTAGCGGTAGAACCGGTAGAGGTAGACTGCACAGCAGCAAAGAATGTGTTGGTGCCCAAGACTGTTTGAGCGCCAGAACCATCCAATTGAGCTTGGAATGTAACGTTGGGGTCAGTCACGACATAAGCCTTAACCACGCCAGTCGTACCGCTTGGGTAGTATTGGCTGTGAATTACTTGACCTTGTGCGTTGACGTACTCGCAACCAACAAACACACCAATAGCACCGACGCCAGAGCCGCCGAGGTTATTAGTAGTGATGTCAGCGCCAGTAGCGGTAGAGATAGCAATATAGCCATCAGAACCGATAATCACGACTTGACCATTGAAAATGTTGGTGGCTTCGCCTGCGGGATCAATCAGAAATTCTTCCGTTGCGCCAGCATAAGGCATGCCATCAACACGCTTGACGGGTTTTAGACCGTAAGGTGATGCGGTATTAGCCATTTAAGGACTCCTAAAATTAAGAACCAGAACCAAAAGTGACCTTCGATTTTTTATCCGCAAAAAGCGGCATGCGAGGATCATTCTCACGAAGAAAATTGTTATCGACCGAATCCACTTGGGCTTGGTTCTGCGTCTCATAATACGCAGCACGTTGCTGGAGGAACTCCTCCGGGATACGGCACAACAACAGACCACCGATCTCAATATTCCCTTTAAAACGGGTGTCTTGAGAAGCGAGGTGCATCATTTCGGGATAGTCGTCGGTTTTACACGCTTCATATCCCTCTCGAAACTTAGCAGAAACGTTCTGCGGGTCAGGAGCACCCATCATGCTCACCCGTACCCATCGGTGTTTCCACCCGGGTCGAACGTCTGGCGTGGGCAAAGTCTCAGGTGGACGCCACGCCTCAGGGCGGACGGCTACTTTACGAGAATCTAGTTCACGTGCGAGTCGATTATGCTCAGCCATTTTTAAGCTCCATTTCTTAAGTTAGCAACCTGTTTAGCGTAAAGTTCTAGAGGTACCCCAAGTCGCTTGGCTATCGCAACTTCTGATGCCTTTAACCTTACCTTATTAGGCGGTGTGCTTCGGGTAGCCGGGGCTACTACCGGAGCGGGTCTTGATGCACGGCGCGAAGGTTCATCCTCGTCAGCCGGTTCTGATGCTTTGTTTCGAGGAGCATCGTTATCCTCATGGCTCCCAAAATAATCGGGGAAAGTTCTCCGCATTGTCTTATCAATTTCTTGATAGTACCGATCCGAAGAAGGATCAAGGCCGCGATCTTCAACCAACTCTGAATGCAACCCTAAGGCGAACGCAGTCATGCGGCGATTTTTACCAAACCAACCATTTTGACTACGCCAATCTTCAGCGCGTTGGTCAACAGTTTGCGGCTGTTGGCGTATTTGTAACTCTTTTTCTTCAACTTGTAAAGGCCTTAAGGCTGCTGTCTTATCAATTTTTAGTGTAGCACGCGCAATTTGTTCCTGTGCGGCTACTATTGCATCGGCATCGCCCTCCTCATAAGCCGCCCGGTAAGCCCGTTTTGCGGCGTCTAATTCAGTCTCGGCGACCTGTTTTGCCTGATCTATGTACTCTTTACTACCCGAGGCTAGTGTTTCTTGGAGTTTTCTGTTCTCTTCGAACAATTGCCGGGCGTATTCTTCTGCGGCTTGACGCTCTCGCAGGGCCGCTTCTTTGGCTCTACGCTCGTCGTGGTAGCCACGAGTAAACTTTTTAATTCGTTTTTGTACCTTCTCATCGTAAGAAGCTAACTCTTCTTCAGTAACTTCTTCTGGAGGTTCGCTAGGTTTACGACCCCGATCTTCTTCGGGTGTATCGTCTTCAACCTCAAAGGAGAACTCTTCCTCTTCCGATTCTTTCTCTTCGGCTTTGGGTTCGTCTACCTCATCGGGGAATTTGTACTCGTCGCCTTCAAAATCTTTCTGTGCCATAAATTACTCCTTACGCACGTGAAATGCCACGGGGATCTTCCACAACCGCCTCGACCGAATCATCGTTGATGATGCGGAACTCACGGCCATGAATCTTCAGGCGGGTGCCTGAATTGGGTCGCACGACGATGAAATCGCCCTGCTTGCACGACGGTCCACTGGGAAACCGGGTAGTGTCTTTGTAAGCATCGGGGCCAACCTTGACGACGAACAAAACGGGGGTCAAAACCTCTTCGTAGTGGATCGTAGAGCCAGCTTTAATAATCCCGCTTTCGCTTTCAGCAAACTCCTCCATCGCTTCTGGTACAACGCACAGAAGGTGGTAAGTCTTGGGGTCAGGTAGTTGCTTAGCTTTTTCCTCGGCGGAGGTATTTAGTACCTTCGACAAATCAATAGCCGTAGCGTCAAATTCAGTCGTCATCAGAATGCTCCATTCTTCGCACAAGGTCTCTAACAATGGACTCTGCATGCGTAAGACCTCGGATTACGCCGCAAAGGTATCGGTATTCAGCATGGTCTGCTGCTCTACCAGAACTTAAAAATTCGCTCTGCTCTTGCCGCAGCTTGTCAAACTCCGACAGCAGGTATTGGATTAGTTTGTCGTCCATTTATTTCTTAGGTGTTTGACGGGGCTGGGACATTTGAACGCGATCCTTAGCAATCTGAGCCCCCATCCTTAAGCCCTCAAGCTGGTCTTTAGACTTCAGATTGGCTCGATCCGTAGCGGCTTTCGCTCCAACCTGCATCGCGGCAATGCGCTCTTGTACCTGCAGACGTTGCTTCTCAATAATAAGCTGGTCAGCTTTAGCAGCGGCGTCAGTCGCAAGTTTCTTCTCTTCGAGTTCCATCTTCTTCATCTTGAGCTGCAACTCTTGCATCTGCATTTGAAGTACTGGGTCTTGCATCTGCTGCTGAGCTTGTTGCTGCTGAGCTTCTGCTTGGTCGCGCTGGAGGAGTCGAGACGCTGCTTGCGCCGCCAACTGAGCCACCTGTGCCGCAACCTCTGGAGTCATATTCTTGCTCTGCTCTTCAGACGGCATCGGCAAGCCAAGCTGCTCTTCGATCTGTTTGCGATACTCGAACGCCACGTGCTCGTTGATGTGCGCCATCATCGTCGCTTGCATCTGCTGCGCCATCGGGTTCTGACCCACGATCTGCATAATCTTCGGGTCTTGCATCGCTGACATATGCACAGCAATGTGAGCCTGATGATCCTGCTCGATAAACGCCTTGACGGGTTTGCCAGTCAGAATGTTTTGGTTCTCCTGCACTGGATCGGTCGGAGTCTGATCGTCCTCAATCGGCACGAGCTTGTCGGCGTTCTTAACACCAAGCACCTCAATCATCTGACGGTGCAGCATCGGCAAGTTGTACAACTGCGGCGCGGCTTGGGCCAACTGCATCACGGCCTGATACTGAACAACCTTCTGCGCCATTGTTGACGCATTAGGATCAGACACAGGAATAACATCCGTAGTGTCATAGTCAATACCTTTGGCTTTACGTCCACCAGTCTCAGGCTTGTAGTCATAGTCATCGTCGGTGTAGTCACGGATGACACCCTTCAACAACTTAAACTCTTGACGCATGGCGTAGTGCAAGCGGGCCTGCACAGCACCCATCACCTTCAACATACGCTCAAGGATGGCAAGCGTCGTACCAACAGGAGCGTTAGCGCTCATATCGCTTACGTTCAAATCACCAGCGGACGCAAACGCACGACCTTCCTGCACGATGTTTTGGAACAGAGTGAAAAGAACTTGGCTTGGCTCTTTGTACGGCAGGTTCAAAATGTTGTCACGGATACTGCCGCTTGGCACGTCCACATCACGCCACTCACCCGGAGCAATAGGCGTGTCATCACCCTTGATCCTCAAGCCCCGTGACTTCAACCCACCGGGCAAGTTAGAGAGCGTACCAGCGTCCACCAACTGACGCATAATCATCGTAGAAGACTTGGCGTAGCCACCGATCAAGTGAATCAGACCGTAGCCATAGAACCCAAACCCCGGGATGTATTGGTAGTGCACAAAGTGCTGACGCTTGATCTTTAAGTCATCGTCCTCGCGCCAATTGCGTCGAATAGATAGGATGGTGCCGGAGCCTTTCTCAATGGTCACCACATACGGCAGCGCGATGCCAGTCGGATTACCTTTTTTATCTTTGTCTTCGTACCCAACCAAGTCCAACTCAACGTGCATTTCAAGGACGCGATACCGGCTGTCCTGCGTAGCAGAAAACCCTTGCTCCTTAGCTTTTTGCTTTTCTACATCGTCTAGCTCGTTACTGGGGTCACCCAACTCAACGTCGCTATAAAAGCCTGCGGCTTGCAGTTTAAGAATCTCGTTCTTGGTCTTACGCATCACGTGCGTAACACGCTCGGCGTTGTCAATGGTGGATGCGCCATAAGGTGCAACGATGTCCTCGGCGGGAACAAACATAGCAACCTGACGGCCTTTGTTCGGGTCGTAATAAACCTTCTTGAACGCGGAACCAGAAATTGGTAGACTCCACAGCATGCGTTCATGTTCTGGACGGTATTCGGGCATACCCTCAGTCAGCTCGTAGTTCATATCGTCACGAACACGTTCTGCGGCGTCTTCTTTTTCAGGGGTTATTGCGCCCAAAATTTGGGTCTTAACCGGCCCAGCAGCGGGGAACGTCTCCATGATTGCCTCGCTTTGGAAGCGAACCACAGACTCAGTGAGCATTGGGTGGAACACACCACATGCGCCTTCCCACGGCTCCGTACGATCCTCGTACTTAAGGCCCAATAGCTTAAGACCTTCTACGTAGGTCTCCATCCACTCTTTACGGTCATTGACGTCTTTATCAAAACTGTCAAGCAACTCACTAGCTAACTCACCAATCTCGTCGTCGTCCATGAAGTCGGCGAGGTTAGCATCAAAGTCATCGGCGGAGGGCTTTTCTTTTTTAAGTTCGATCTCTATATCGCCCATTTCGATAGAGACT